CTACAAAACTGTTTACTTTATTTCCTGATCCTGCGTTTCCATTATTAATTCTAAAACCTAATGTAGTAACCGCCGAAAGAGTAATAGTTGCTGATAGCTGATTCGCATCACACCAGATAGGAACATAACCGCCACTTCCAGGGTAAAAGCCTGCTCCAATATTAACCAAACCATCTGTAGTACCATCATACATTAAAAAGTCATAGTCGGTAAGCGTAGCGCCTACAGAGGTATTAAACCAATAAATCGCAGCACTTCCACTAGAAGAAAGGTCTACAGAAGAAGCAGGATTTTGACTCCAACCTTTAATTGTATTAGTTTCACTATCAATACGAAACTCCCCACAGCCTGTTCCTTCAAGCTCATATCCATCAGCATTATTTGTGGCAATCGGAGCGTTTCCTCCCCCTGGAGAGTATTCGTCCCAACCAGTAGAATCTAAAGAGTTGAATGATACAGACCTACTACCAAATGCCATTAGATTACAGTTCTAGTAATGTCCTTTACTACTTTTACTTTTCCTATTAAAAGAGTTTGGACATTTCCTGAATCGTCAACTTGTTGGATGTCGTAGTTATAGGTTCGAGCCTCAAGAACTGTAGTAAGAGCTTTCGGAGCGTTTAGGTAGACAACACCCAATAAAGCATCAGGGCCTGTAGGAACGACGGATACTTGTAAATCTCCGGGGTCCGGATCGTCAACATTACTTTTTAAAGTAAGAGTGTACGTGTAGTTTGTTACATTCGTAATAGCCCCATCAGAGCTAACGACTAGTTTAATAGTCCAGTCGTCTCCACGTACTAGAGGGTTTAAGTCTTTGGCTGTAAATGACATAGTAGGCTCAAGGTTCCTGGCCAATTATTTTTGGCCTAGTAAAACATTTAGTACAAATTATAGCAAGTTGCACCTACTATGTCAAGAACTATTTTTTGAAAGGTGGTTATTTTTTAGGGGGAGATAGTTTAGAAATCCAGTACATATTCTAGATTTGGTTCAAAATATTTAGGGCCTTTTAGAACTTTTCCATCGTCTCTATATATAGGCTTACCGTCTTCTCCTAGCTTACTCATATTGCTGGCGTGTACTTCAGCAAAACAGCAATCTAAATCAATTCCGTAGGCGTGTCCCGCCCCGTATACTACATATAGGATATCTGTTAAAGCGTCAGCAACTTCTACAATATCATCGGCATCCATAGCCTCTCTAAGCTCTGCTAACTCTTCGGAAATTAAATCGTATCGAAGTTCCTGTGTTTTAAGATCTGGAAAATCTGGAACATCCTTCACGTCTTGCCCGAAGATTTGCATAAAGTCTCCTACAAGCTCGAAATTAGTACCGTTTGACATGTTTATTGACTCCTTGTCTTTTTTGCTCTCGTTTAACTGCTGCTTTACGAGATACGTGTTTTTTAGTACTTGATTTTTCATAGTACTCATTTTTTCTATAGTCCCATATAATTTCGGAACTTTTTCTTTTAAAAATTTTTAATGCTCTTTCTACATTACCATTTTTTACAGTTATTTTCAATTTATTCCTTAAATTTCTCCACATAAAAGATATGATTTCCAATATGTGCAGTAACGCGCATACTTTTAGTCCATCCAGGTGGCTTTATATAGTCAGCATGGTACCAAAGAGCTCCCTGCGTTATGTTCTTAGTACTACCGTGATACAGCACATATGCTATTTCTAATGCTTCTTCATATGAAGAAAAGTCAGTAATAATTTTATATACATTTTCTTTGCAATACCAAGTAAATTGACATATATTTGTTTTTCGTTGGGTAACTACAGTACAGATTGTATTAGGGAATTTCTTAGATGCAACTCTGTTTATAACAACTTCCCCTACCGCACGTTTGCCCTTTATAGGTTGGTTTCTGCTCTCGAAATATATATTATTTGCTAGGCAGATTATTTCTTTTTCTTCTGTATGTGAGGCAAAAGCTGAGGTAGTATACATTAAAATACTGAAAGCTACTATTTTACTTCCTTTACAAAATACCATCCTCTATCCTTCAAATACTTGGCCTGCTTTACACAAGCGTTATAGCTCCTGTCCGGGAAGTAGTTTTCTAATTCGGTTCTATTACTTTTGTGATATATCTTACTAAGAAGCTTTCTTTCTTCGTGTGTCCACGGTCTTTTCTTATATATTTTCATGAACCTGTTACCTTTATTTGATATATAGTATAGAACATTTAACCTAAAAAGTCAAGAAGAATTTTTAGTTAGCAAAAAATTTTTCTTGACTTTTAAGTCATATTTATGTATAATAATAGAAATTCACAAAACCAAGCCTCGGAGATTGCATATGATTATTGGCGTTGATACACTTATTTTTATCTTTTGCTTACTAGGGTGTGGTATATCTACTTGGTACCTAGGGCATAAAGAGGGTGTAGAAGATGCCGTTCAATACTTTATTGATAACGGAGTAATTGAGGTTGACGAAGATTTTGAAGACTGATACGTCTATAACTATCATACTATAAACCGGAGAGCGAAAGCCTCCCCGCTAATCGAAAGATGGCATGAAATCATAAGATGAGGAGACATTTATGACAAATTCAAAATTAGCTATGGCAGACCTAACAAAAGTAATGTTTGGTTTTGACCGTTTCATGAACAACACGGCACTGTTCCAAGAGAACTTTGATGGTACTTACCCTAGATTTAATATTATCGCCAACAAGAATGGAGATAAAAGGGTTGAGATTGCTGTGCCCGGGTGGAATAAAGCGGATATCGATATTTTCCTCCACGAGGGTGTTCTAACTGTAGAGGGAAGAAAAAAGTTAGAGACAAAAGAAGAATCTGAAACATACGTTTACAAAGGCTTGAGTGGTAAAACATTTAAAAGAGTTTTTGGCGTTCCTGAACACGTTCAAGTAGTTTCCGCTTATATGGAGCGGGGCCTGCTTTGCATTGATTTGCATGAAGAAGTCCCTGAAGAATTGCAGCCTAAGAAGATTGCAATTAACTAAGGAGAAACGTGTGAAAAATATTATGGCCAAGAAAGAAGGTATCGCAGATGTAGCAGAAATTGTTGCAGTCTTGGTAGGCCTTACTGGCACTTTAGCATATATCATCAGCCCTTTAATGGTCTAATGGTAGGGTGGGGGCGCAAGCCCCCTACTTTAGAGAAAAAATATGGGTATACCTATAATTGGAGAATTATTTAAATCAGTAGCGGGGTTAGGACAAACCTATATTGAAGGGAAAAATGCGGTAAGTAAAGCTAAAGCAGATGCAAAGGCAGCAGTAATAGTTAAATCCGTAGAACAAGAAGGCGACTGGGAAAAAATTATGGCTGAAAACAGCGGAAGCTCGTGGAAAGACGAGTGGTTAACGCTTCTTTTCAGTATTCCACTAATAATGGCATTTATACCTAGCATGGTGCCATACGTACATGAGGGGTTCAAAGTATTAGAAATTATGCCAGATTGGTATCAGTATACACTAAGTGTAATTGTGGCCGCTTCCTTTGGGGTAAGATCCGCCATCGGTTTTATGAAAGCAAAAAAATGAAAGAAAAAGATCTTAATATAAACAAAGAAAGACTAATAGAGCAACTAAAAGTAGATGAAGGAATCAAAACTGAAATATATCTTGACCATCTTGGGTATGCTACTTTTGGTATCGGCCATCTTATTATTGAAGACGATCCAGAATTTGGGTGCAAAGTTGGAACAGCAGTATCAGAGGAGCGGATTGAGGAAGTTTTTGAAAAAGATCTACAAGTAGTTTTAGACGAGTGTAAAATATTATATGATAGTCACTGGGATTCTTACCCAGGAGAAGTAAAAGAAATTTTAGCCAATATGATGTTCAACCTAGGAAGACCTAGATTATCTAAATTTAAGAACATGACTAATGCGTTAAATACCGCAGATTGGAAAAAGGCCGCAATAGAAATGAAAGATAGTAGGTGGTATCATCAAGTGGGCGATAGGTCAAAAAGATTAGTAAATAGAATGACTGCAGTATCCTAGCGGTGTATATATGTATATGTAACAAAATAACAGAAAAAATGCTAGAAAATAATTCTTTTTTAGCCCATAAAATAGGAGATAAGTGCGGAATATGTATAAGAGACAATCCCAACGTGTCGGCAGCAAACGTAACGTACATGCTAGACAGCAACAAAGAAAAAGCGTAGGTAGGTGTTACGAAGGAAAATTTTACTGCCATATTCGAAAAGAATTCAATACCTGGGAAGACCACATATCTTTCTATAAAATTAACAGAATCTAGACAAGGAGAGACCCCATGCTGCCCTGCCCCGTATGTGCTAGCCCTTTGGGACTATCTCTAGACTTCATAATGAAGAACCCTATCTCTGCTTGTCCAGGGTGTAAAACTGTCTTTAACTTTGATGTTGAAGACGAAGTAAAGGGCAAAATGAAAGCAGCATTAAATGATATTGATAAAATCAAAAAGCGTTATCAAGGTTTGGTAACATTTAATTAAGGAAAAAAATGAGTATAGCTAACAAATTTACAGGTTTACCCATTGAGCAACTGATTACAGCCCCTATTATTGGAATGGCTAAAGGTCAGGCACAGCTCAATGATGTTACCTGGCAATACATTCAGGAAGTAGCGTTCACAAAAGGAGACGACGGAAAGACTGTAGCTCGATCTTTAGATGTTGAAATGAATAGAGTCATGACAGACGGGGATACTGGAGAGCAGTCTGTACAAACTTTATACAGTAAAGTACCTATGCTTCCTTTAGTGCCTCTGCCCTCCTTGGCTATTACCTCCGCAGATATTAATTTTTCTATGGAAGTTCAAACGTCAACGCAAGATACTTCTTCCACCTCTACAGAAAGCTCAGTAAGTGCTTCTATCTCTGGTGGATTTTGGGGAGCAAAGTATAAAGCAAATATTTCTGGAAAAGTAGCTACTAATCGAGAAAATGTACGAAAGACAGATAACTCTGCTAAGTATGAAGTGGCCGTACACGCGGAACAGCTTCCTGCTACAGAGGGGATGCTTAAGTTATCAGATTACCTAACACAGATGCTAGAGCCCTCCCTTATTCCTCTTTCTACTAATACAAGTGGCCCCTAAAATTTAAAAATTTGGTAAAGAATGGCAAAATTACATATAGATGAGCTAGTATCAGGACTTCTAGAAAGTGCTATGGTTGCTCAAAGTATTAGTCAGCGTCAGCATATTAATTCACTGAAGAATTATTTTAATGATGATGGTACCCCTAAAACTGTAAAGTTTAAAGTTGACGATAAAGACATAGTTTTTCCTCTCTACATTCTTGCAGACCATTCCTCTATAGGGCTGGATCAGTTAGATGTAGAGTTTGAGGCACGCCTTCATTTTGGAGATGTTGACGACGATGTCTCTCAAGTGAAAAAAGATGTTCTAGGCTTATTTGCAGACAAAGAGGTGGGATATCAACATAATATTAAATCTATATCTGTGGACAGTTCTAAATCCAAAAATTCAGGGCTCGCTAAAATAAAAGTGCGCTTTAAAGCAGACGAGAAGCCGGAGGCAGTGTCCCGGCTTCTTGACTCTTATATTAATACATTAGACGATCCCACACAGCAAAACCAGGAGTAATAAAATAAAAGACATGGATCTAGAGAAACTAAAAACCTTAGTAATTACAATGGAAGAGTGCGGAGAATTAATCCGCGCCTGCTCAAAAGTAATGAGACACGGAGTAGATGATCCTAAATATCTACAAAATCTGCAAGAAGAAATGGCCGATGTAAAGGCTATGATAATGGTTCTGCAACAAGCCTACGGGTTAGATAGAAGCATGACAGAAAACCTGGTGCAAAAAAGATTAGCAAAAATGTCAAACCCAAAGTACTCTTAGTAAATAGTGCTTGACTTTATATGTAGAATACTGTATAATATATTCTTAACTTAGGGAACTACCAGTGAATATATTTATTTTAGACCACGACATAGATCTTTGTGCTCAATACCATATTGATGCACACTCAGGTAAAATGCAGTTAGAAGCTGCGCAGATGCTCTGTACAAATCACTGGGTAGATAAATACCTAGGATATATACCTAGAAAACTAACTTCGGAGGAATGGAGTGTACTCAAAGAAGCCAAGAAAAACCCAATTAGGGATTTTCCCTATCTTCCTACTATGTATAATCACCCCTGTACTATATGGGCTCGTGAGTCACAACAAAACTATGAATGGCTCTTCTGCTATTCACACGCCCTCAATCAAGAGCACATCTACAGAGGTGGTGCCAATCACAAATCCTTCGAAGAAGTTATCCGTTGCTTGCCAGACATGGTACATTTACCAGCAACGGGACTTACCCCATTTGCCCAAGCCATGCCAGAAGAACTCAAGTCAGAGGATGCCGTAGAATCCTATCGCATGTTCTACATGAAGGATAAGGCCGCTATCGGTAAGGGTGCACACTGGAAAGTACGGGGTAAACCCCACTGGTGGGATGAGAATCTCGCAGACTATGATAATAGAATATCAGGACAAAAATAATGGCATACTCAGATAAAGTAATGGATCACTATGAAAATCCTAGAAATGTAGGAAGATTTGATGATGCCGAAGATATTGGTACCGGCATGGTAGGCGCTCCTGCTTGCGGGGATGTTATGCGCTTGCAGATAAAAGTATCTGATGAAGGAGTAATTTTAGATGCAAAGTTTAAAACATACGGATGTGGAAGTGCAATTGCTAGCTCTTCTCTACTCACTGAGTGGGTTAAGGGAAGAACCTTGGATTCTGCTAATGATATTAGCAACTCAGATATAGCAGAAGAATTGGCACTACCTCCGGTAAAAATTCATTGTAGTGTTCTCGCAGAGGATGCTATTAAAGCAGCAATTAAAGATTATAAGGATAAGAATGAGAAGTGAAGTAAGTTTAGTAGGGATGACAACTCCTAGTGCTCAAACAGGTTGTCACAATGCAGAAGATCTTATTGCTTTTGCAGCTCGGGTTAGCAATCCCGCAAATCAGAATAACACTAAAACTTCCAGCAAACTACTGGGCTATCTTATCAAAGAGGATCACTGGAGCCCATTTGAGATGGTTAGTGTTACAATGGAAATCAAAACTACTAGAGACATTAGTAGACAAATCTTAAGGCACAGAAGTTTCTCTTTCCAAGAGTTTTCTCAGAGATATGCTGTGAGCGAGTCGTTTGTTACAAATAGGGAAGCACGAAAACAACACCCTACCAATAGGCAGCTTAGTGAAGTAGACGAAGATGCTGATCGCCAAAGAAAGGCCCAAGAAGTATTCAGTGAGATGCAGGCTCAAGTCGCTCAAACTGCAAAAGATTATTATGAGATGGCCCTTCATAACGGTATAGCCAAAGAACAGGCGAGAGCGCTTCTTCCAGAGGGGTTGACAGAGACAACACTGTATATGTCTGGTACTCTTCGATCTTGGATTCATTACTGTGACCTAAGACGAGGTCACGGAACACAACCGGAGCACATGGAAGTTGCAGATAAATGCTGGGAGATCTTAGAAGTACACTTTCCCAGTGTATGCAAGGCGGTCGAACAACATGACAACTAGAAGCGTAGAGAGAAGAAAGGGCTCTAAGTGGAGGAACGGGGCTTATGATCGTAGAAAGAAGTCTATGCCCAACCCAATAACAGGATTTGAAGAAGTGGAAGACAGAATAATGAGAGCAATTAAAATTATGGGGTGGATTTGTATGATGGCAATAGGTATATCGGTAGGGATTATGATTGTATGAGCGAAGGACTAAAATTTGATACAGAAAAACCAAAAATGTATTTGTTACCTCCGAAAGCAACTATAGAAGTGTCTAAGGTTTTAACTTTTGGGGCAGAAAAATACGATGAGCAAAACTGGAGAAAACTAGATAATTTGCAGAATCGTTACACAGGCGGTGCACTTCGGCACATATTTGCACACATGGATAACGAACAAATAGACTTGGATTCTGGGATATCACATCTAGCACACGCCATATGCTGTTTATTATTTAAATTGGAGATTGAATTAGAAAATGCCGAGAGTAAAGAAAAGAGATTACGAAGAGATAACGGATACGAATATTCAAAAAGTTTTAGACTTACTGAATCCAACGGATGGGAAGAAACCAATAACTAAAAAAGAGGCATGTGAGATTTTACGCATCTCATACAATGTGTCTAGGCTTGATAAAATATTTGCAGAATACCTTGACCATAAAGAATATGTTTTAAAACGAAAAAGTATAAATAAAGGTAAAAAAGCTACAGAGGGAGAGATACAAAGCGTAGTCACAGAGTATCTACACGGAGAGAGCATATCAGTAATCGCAAAAGGCTTATACAGGTCTCCCTCGTTCGTAAAAGCTATTATAGAAAGGCTGGGGGTACCCCAACGACCAAGTAGCAGGCAAGAAAGAAAAGATCCTGCATATCTTCCTGACGATTGTGT